CTTCGCTTGCATCGACGCCGTCAGCAAGCCCACGAAGAAGCTCGCCCCGAGCGGCTCATACGACCCGGCGGCGGCTCGTCAGCGCATCGCTGAGTATGCGGCCAAGGACGCCGCGCAGGCTCCCGCAGCGGCACCCGCACCGACGCCCTCCGTGCGCCAGCCCAAGCCCGCTCCCGCACTGGTGGAAGAGACCGAGGACTCGATGACGTTCTGATACAGCCCACCACCAGCCACGCAGGTTGGTGGTGGCCCTTTTACATTATACATACAAAGCCATGACACTAATTCAAGGGGCACGCAAAGACCCTATCATCCGCACAGCCGACTCGTCGCATTGGTATGAGAGCAACGGCACTCCGGCCTATACAAGAACCACGGCCAAGGGCGACGAGCGTCCGACCACATTGAGGGACGCCCGCAAGGAAGGGCTGCTCCCCTCGGTGACCACTGTTTTGGGCATCCTGAAGAACCCGGTGCTGGAGAAATGGAAGTTGGAGAACATCCTGACTGCCGCGCTCACCCTGCCGCGCATTGATGGTGAAACAGTGACCGACTTTGCCCGCCGTGCTGCGATAGATGCTGACTCTGTTGGGCGCAAGGCAGCGGGGTTCGGCACACTCATGCACGCCGCGATGGAGAGTTGGGCGCTGCACGGCCAGTGGGTGCGTGACCCGGTGGTGGATGGGCACATGGGGCACTTCACCAAATGGTGGACGGACAGCATCGTAAGGGTGGTCGCCGTGGAGCAGTCGGTAGTCGGGAAGGAAGGCTACGCCGGGAAGTATGACCTCCTCGCCGAGCATCAGGCTCACGGGCTGTGCCTCATCGACTACAAGACGCAGAACGTCAAGAAAGGCACACCGGGCTTCTACGAGTCGTGGACACGCCAGCTTGCCGCTTATCGCCACGCATCGGGCCTCAAGTGCGGGCTGTTGTCGCTGGTCATTGACAGCAATGTGGCCTCACCCCCGGTGGAAAAGCTCTGGCCGGCGGAGGAGGTCGAGGACGGGTTGCAGACGTTCCTGCTCGCCAATCAACTCTGGCAGCGCATCAACGCTTATTACCCGAACCGTGAGCTACACTAAGCTGTTCCAGTCCATCCTTGCGTCCTCGATCTGGACGCAAGACGACCAAACAAGAATCGTTTGGGTAACCATGCTCGCTATGGCGGACAGGCACGGCGAGGTGTCTGCGTCCGTTCCCGGTCTCGCTCGGTTTGCTGGCGTAACGATTGAGGCTACGGAAAAGGCGATTGCCTTGTTCCTCTCCCCCGACACGCACAGCCGCACGAAGGACGACCAAGGACGGCGCATCGAGGCTATTGAGGGCGGTTGGGTTCTGCTTAATCACTCCAAGTATCGGGCAATGGCGTCCAAGGAAGACCAAAAGTCGAAGAGCGCCATCCGACAAGGTCGCCACAGGAAGCGGGCGGCGTCACAAGTAACGGATAGTAACGCTTCCGTAACGCTTAGTAACGCCTCCGTAACGCTTAGTAACGGTGTAGTAACGCCTAGTAACGCTTCCGTAACGCTTGACAGGGACATAGCAGAAGCAGAAGCAGAAGCAGAAGCAGAGGCAAATAACAAAAAGACTAATACTCACCGCCAAAGCGGTGAAGACATCGCCGCCGAGGAGATCTATCAAGCCTACCCACGAAAGCTAGCCAAGGACAATGCCATAAAGGCAATCAAGAAGGCGATGAAGGACTCGCCGGTTGCCAATCTGCTGGAGATCACCAAGCTCTACGCAGCTTCGCAGACTCCCGGCAACCCCTACACACCCTACCCCGCCTCATGGTTCAAAGGGAAGCGATACGAGGACGACCCGGCTGCTTGGATTGCATCCAGCAATGCGCCCCCAGCCATTCCAGCTTGGAAGAGGATCAAGGACTTGGAGGAGGACGAGAGGAAGCTGTCTTCAAGGCTCAAGGAGTGCTGGGACAGGGAGAAAGATCCTGCCGGCGTAGCTGAACTCACAGCGCTCCGCAAGGAGATCGCAGCCATGAAAGGACAGCAGCCGTGAGCGACACAACGCAGCTTCCACCAAACGCTCCAGAGATGGAGGCTTCATTGATCGGATGCCTCCTGAGCGGAGAGGCTGAACACCTTAACGCTGCCTTAGCCGAGGCGAAGGGTGAGATGTTCTACGATCTGCGGAACGCTACCGTTTTTAGGTGCGTCGAGGACATGGTGTCTGCCGGCAAGCCCGTGAGCCTAGTCACGGTGAGGCAGCAACTGGATGACAACGGCACGCTGGAGCATTCTGGTGGGGTCGCTCACCTCAACGCTTGTTTGGATAGCTGTGTCTCTCCCTCGATGTGGAGCTACTTCCTTGAGAGCATCCGAGACAAGCACACTCGCCGTAAGCTCGGCGCTGTGTGCGCTGCGATTGGATCGTGTGTTGATGGCCCTCTCGGCACAGACGATCTGCTCGACCAAGCGGAGCAACAGCTTCTGGCTGTGCGAGGCACGGAGGTTGCAGGGGAGGCCACGATGAAGGATCACGTCATGGCCGTCACCGCAAGGGTCGAGGCTGACTTGAGCGGGGACGGATTGCGCGGACTCTCCACAGGCTTCAGGGCGCTCGACGTGTGGACGAAGGGCTTAAAGCCGCAGAACCTCATCATCATCGCTGCGCTAACCGGCATGGGCAAGTCGGCCTTGGCGATGCAGATGGCGACCCGTGTTGCGATGGAGGAGAACCTGCCCGTGGCTGTTTTCAGCCTAGAGATGACCAGCGAGGAGATCACCGAGCGCATTATTCGGCAGAGAGCGCGGTGGGAAACGTCGAGCGGTGCGAGTGAGAGGGACATCAAGGCGTTCGTTGCTGCCGGATCACAGGTCGCCAAGGCTCCGCTCCACCTCATCGAGGATGGAGGACTTAGCATCGCACAGATTAGGGCCAAGGCTCGCCGGCTTCACCAGCGGCACAAGCTGGCGCTCATTGTGGTGGACTACCTGCAACTCGTTAGCGGCAGCGGGCGCAAGGACACCCGCACCGTCGAAGTGAGCGAGGTCACTAAGGGGCTGAAGGAGATGGCGAAGGAGCTTAAAGTTCCGGTGATCGCACTGGCGCAACTGAACCGAGCCAGTGCCAACGAGGACAGGCGACCCGGCTTGAACGATCTCCGCGAGGGCGGCATTGAGCATCACGCCGACGTTGCTCTGCTCATCCACACCAAGGAGGACGGCACCCTGATGAGAGAGGTGGACATCATTGTAGCCAAGAACCGAGGCAATCCCCGAGGGGTGATTCCTTTCCGCTTTAACGGCCCGCTGACCGAGTTCACCGAGGTTGGCCCAATCCACATCAATGACGTGCCAGCCACAAGGCGCACTCTCACACACACCACTTGACTGCTTGAACACTAAACCGCTCAATTTACACAACTTATGCCCAACCTGATCCACGGCACTATCTCACCGGAGATGGCGATCAGCCGGGGTTATCTGCCGGTCACACTGCCTTACAGGCCAGTGCTGGAGATCGAGGGGCTGGTGAAGGCTAAGGCTGACTTGAAAGGCACTGACATCATCTTCGTGACCGAACGAGGGCTAGGTCGCGACAACTACACGGGTGTTAGCATCTGGCGCCGAGCAACACAACTAACCGGAGCAACACCGCCAAGGCCGATAAGGGAGAAGAAGCAGGAAGTGCGTTCCTTGCCGCCTAGCAGCCTCAAGGTTGCGTCGGAGGCTGAAAGCGCGGTGGAGACAGGTTCGGAGGTTAAAGTCTCCCATATCGAGTCCTAGAGCTATGAGCGATGAAATCACCAAACCAAAGGTAAAGCGGGCCAAGAAGGAAAAGTCGTTGACTGTTCAGGGGCATCATCCGATCAGGGCTGTGAGCGTGGATTTGCCTTTAGACCTAATGAAGCAATGCGAGGCGCTGGTGCCACAGTCGGCAAGGGACAACCTAGCGAGGCAGGGAGCGACGGGTGTCAAATTGGGTATCGTTTACACGCCCAATAACGTCAAAGCCCTGCTGGCTAACATCGTGAGAGGATTGCCACAGGAGAGCGCGGCAATCCTGTCTGGCATAGACAAGAACACGTTCTGGCAGCTCAAGAAAGCCCACCCAGACCTCGCCAACGCAATCGCGTCCGCGCAAGCTCTGTGTGAAGGCGATCTCCTTCAAGTGGTGCGTGGCGGCTTCGCGAAGCATCCCAAGTTGGCACTCGATATACTCGAAAGACGCTACGCTAGCTGGGCACAGAAGAAGGACATCAATGTGACGGGACACGTTGAACATCAAGGCTATACGCTTGAGTCATTCCGCACACTTGCCCAGTCCAGAGCGCAGCGTGATGGGCTGGTAGTGGATGTCGAGACAGTGCAGCCGGCGACCACGACTTCGGACGGGTTAAGTTCGTAGTGTATATAACAGCTATTGTCGGACAAAGTTTAGCTAATGATTACTATAAGGCAACAGGCAGTGTATGCCACCACCCGCACCACCACCTGTTGTGCCCCACACCGCTACCCACCACCCCCCACGACGGGGTGGAGGCATTCACCATACCCCCTTGTTAAAATTTACCCTTGCGTGAGACTTTCCCCATGTGCCTCCTTGTCCTAATCTTCCTCCTCATCGCCTTACACTTCCCACAGGAATGACGCCTCCTTCCACTCTCCACCGCTTCCACCCTGCTATCAGAAGCACCGTGACAGTCCTTGACCACTTCATCGCCCAGACACTGCTAGACGCCAGACCTGTTGTGCCTAACACCCCCCTCCCTGACGCTCAGATGATACAGAGCTACCGAGCTACCGAGCTACATAGCTACACAGCTACACAAGCTAGTGCGCTAGACGCCACTGATGGCGTGACACCCACTGACATTGCTTGTCCCA